ATACGAGATGTAGAGAGGTCTCGTGGGCTCGGAGATGTGTATAAGAGACAGGTATTAGACCCTGTAACATTCGCTTTTGATTTTGAAAAATGTATCTAACGGAGCTATAAGGGAGAAGAAAAATGAGAAAAACAATTACTGTTATGGTGAGAGATGAAAGACAGGGACGCGACTTGCAATTTGAAATCACGCAATTTTCCGCCAAGAAGCAAGAGCGCTGGCTTATGCGGGCATTATCCCTCTTGCTTCATGGCGGCTTTGCTACTTCTATCAACGTCCCTGATGGGAAACCTATCACTGAATTAAAACTAGAAGACTTAGACTTTGACAGCATTATCACATCACTTGGAAACCTTGACGTAGACGACGCGGAAAAAGTTCTTGACGATTTACTCGCCTGCTGTTCTTATGTGCCGACAAGTGGCGTCAAAACACCCTGCACACCCGAATTGGTAGACGGATTTATTGAAGACTTCCGGGTGCTGTGGAAGCTGCGCGTTGAAGCGTTTAAATTAAATTTTGATTTTTTTCTAGCCGCCGGCCAGTCCCCGACGAATACGACGGGCAAGCCGGCCGATATAGTTTTCTCAAAAAATACGTAAACGTATCTAACATGACCGCGCTTGTGATATCACAGCGCTTTGCGACCCTCAAAGAGCTTGAAACCTACTACAGCTATGAGGACCTGCTGGACATGTGCGAGATAATCTATATCAACAACATTAACGAAAACCTGATGTATAAGGACATGGAGAAAAAAGCCAAGTCCAAGAATTGAAGTAAAGGCGGTATGTTATGGCTACTATAATTGATTCGCTTCTTATAGCCGTAAAAATGGACAATACTGACCTAGATAAAGGACTAAAGCAGGCTGAAAGCAAAGTTAGCAGCTTTGCTAACCGGATAAAGTTAGGCGCGCTGGCAAAGCTTGGCGCGTTTGCTTCCGTTGGCTTTGTGATGTCGCAAGTTAAAAACCTGACGGCCGTTGCTGATGATTTGGGCAAGGTCGCTGACCGCATAGGCGCAGACGTGCCGAAGCTGCAATCATGGGCCACGGCGTCTAAACTTGCTGGTGGCAGCGTTCAGGCGTTCTATGGCACGGCCGAACGATTAGGCAGTGAGCTACAAAGAATTGCCGTGACTGGAAAGAGCCGTCTGCTGCCTTTTTTTGAAAGCATGGGCGTTGCTACCCTTGACGCCACCGGGAAAGCCCGTGATGTGTTCGACGTATTGACCGACGTCGCCGGAGCTGTCGAGGGCATGGACAGGCAAACCTCTGCCGGTATATTAAAACGCTTGCAGCTGGATGAGGGCACTATAGGCCTGTTACAAATGGGAAAGAAGGGAATGCAGGACCTCATTAGGTACGAACGAGAACTTGGCGTATTCCAAAAAGAAGACACCGTTATCGCTGCCAACTATAATGACGCTATGGACAGATTCGCTAGAACTCTGAACATGTCTTTCCTGCCAGTAATGCGGCTGTTTGCGCCAGTTCTGACAGAAGCGGCCAAAGCATTGACTTCTGCCTTTGCCTTTATCCAGAAACACAGTCTTGCTTTTGAAATCGCGCTGGCCGGTATAGCGCTGGTCATTGGCGCCTTAGTCCTGCCGTCTCTGTGGAGCTTGTTTGTAGCGATTATGACTAATCCTATAACGTGGATTATCGCCGCCATTGTCGGGCTTAGCCTGATACTAGAGGACTTATATGTTTACGCCAAGGGCGGCAAGAGCCAGTTTGAGGACCTTTGGAAAACGCTAGGCACGGGCGAGGAAGTAATGGCAGCCCTTCAGGGCGCATGGGACTTCTTAAAGGCTGCTGCTCAATTTGCGTGGGAAATCCTGAAATTTATCCTTAAAGATTTGATAACAAGGTTTTTAGATCTACTAAAATTTATAGCCATGCTGGGCGTGGGAGCAATGAACGTGTTCAAAGCTATAGGCGGCTTTATCAACGACTACTTTATTACGCCGCTTGAAAACGCCTGGAACACGCTGAAAAAGATTATTGACAACCTGCCCTCTCTGGACGGCGTTAAAGACTTTCTTGGCGGCCGCTATGAGCAGTTCTTCACACCTATCACGCCGCAGCTGGCAGGTGCCGGAGCTGGCGGCAATAAGACGCTTGAAATCGGCAAGATTGATATTCACACCCAAGCAACCAACGCAGACGGCATAGCCGCCGACATTGGCAAAGGCATTAATAATAACAGCGGTCTGTACTGGGGTACTGCTACCGGGACAAGGGGGAACGACTAATGACAGTTAAGATACTTGACTTTCTAAAAAACGAATGGTCAAACTGGCTGCTTGCGGATACCCGCGGTACTACCTTAACTGACTTTTCATCCTTTCTTGGCTGGCGGCTTAAAGGCGACAGCAATGTTACCTATGACCCGGTAGAAAAAGGCTATTTTGTCGCTTATAACAAAACAATCATGCCATTTGAAGGCACGGTTACGCTGGCCAAGTCCAGCAAAAGCCCTGCCGACTTGCAGAAGGTACTGGATACGCTGGAAGCGTTGCGGACCAGCACAGAGACGTTTTCAATCGTCACGCCGCTGCGCGAATACAAAAACCTGAACTTGTTGAGTTATGAGTATAAATTTGAAGAAAACGGCGCTACAAGCCAGCTTATCGTAGACCTTGCTTTAATTGAAGTCCGCGAGGTTGAAAGCAGCTACTCTGATGTTGTGGTAAGCTCCGGGGGCGGTGCGATTACTACCAGCGACGCCGAAAATCCTAGTGACACGTCGACGCAGAACACGGGCAGCAAGAACACCGAAGAAGGTAACGACGAGCTAACAAGTACGCTTTATGACATTGGGGCTATTGTAAAATCATGGTAAGGCGGTGAAGATATGGCGCTTAATTCTAATCCTGATAACAGCAGATACAAGGTTATCCCGCTTTCTGCCATACCTGACCAGAAGTTCAGCGTTACTCTTGGCGGCCAGATATGTCAAATACGGCTGTACTGGCGTTATGGCTGGCTGTTTGCTGATATCGACGTCGGTACTGATATAGTCTGCCGTGGCGCTATCTGCATGAGTAGTCAATGGATTATACAACAGCCAAAAGTAAATTTCAGCGGAAATCTGATGTTTGTCGACGCAGACAACCACGGCAGTCAGATTGAGCTGGAAAAGATAGGTACACGCTACAAGCTGGTTTACATTCCAGAAAGTGAGATTGCATAAATGGGCAGCTTTACGCAAAAATCAATCAGGACGACTATCACACTTCGGCAGGGGACGTTTGCAGGCGGGAACAATACTATCACCATTGAGGGACTGGCCACCGGGGCGACGATTGTTAAACCGGGCGGCGACGACAAAACGACGCTTGATTTATGGATAGCAGGGCTGCCGCCGGACATTATGGCCAGCGCCACTACTTTAGGCTTTATGCCACAGCAGTCACAGAAGAATTTAATTCTTGTCGAAGTCGGTCCCAACGGCGGGAATATGGTTAAATGCTTTGAGGGCGAGTTTACACTTGCATGGGCGGACTACACAGGCACGCCTGATGTCAAGTTTCGCGTCAGTGCGGCCAGCGGAATTTACGCCGCCCTGCTGCCTTCTAAACCGACAGGAATAAAGGGCCGGGCAGACGTTACATCACTGTTCCAGCAGTTCGCCACAGAAGCTGAATATGTTTATCAGAACCAAGGCGTATCTGGCCAGATATCGAATACCACGATAAACGGCAGTCCCATTCAGAAGATATACAAGCTGGCCAGAATGATTGACTGCGAGGTATTCATTGAAAACGGCACAGTTACAACCATTCCGAGCGGGGCAAACAAGACAGGCAACGCCGTTGTTATCTCTGCCGAAACTGGCGGCCGCGGCTACCCGTCTTTTACGCAGGACGGCTTAGAGTGGTCGTCTATATTTGACAACAACATCGACATTGGCGGCCTTATCGACGTCAGAAGTGAAGTGCCCAAGGCGTCGGGTATATGGAAGGTAACGAAGGTTACGCACAACCTCGAAGCCTATACCAGCTCAACAGCGGCATGGAACAGCACTTTTTCGGCCGTGTTCGTGCAGAACAATCAATATAGCTAGAGAGGTGAGGAGACATGCCAACTACGCCAGTTAAGCAGCAGCGTAACCCGACCGCGGTACAGTCGACCCGGACGCCCTATTCCGGGAATTCGGAATATAATCAGCTGGACTACTTTATCCGGTCTTTTATGGGCGGCAACCTTTACACGGCACTCCCGGTTATCGTAAAGGCCGTTGAGGCGGGCGGAATTGCCCCCACAGGGCGCGTTGACGTCCTGCCCTTAACTTGTTCTATGGACGCTGAAAACAACGTCATACAGCCAGCGCAAATGTACAGCCTGCCATATCTGCGCATTCAGGGCGGCGCGGCGGCGGTGATTTGCGACCCGGTTGTTGGAGATATCGGCCTTGCAGTATTCGCCAAGCAGGATGTGTCGAATGTCAATGTAGGTATCACCGAGCCGGTGCAGCCGGGTACATTCCGGATGTTCGATATCTCTGATGGCTTTTACGTCGGCGGCTTCCTGAACAAAACGCCAAGCTGCTACATCCAAGTCTTGCCGGACGGCAATATCAATATCACAGGACCGTCACAAGTCACTGTGAACACGGCTAACACCTTGATAAATAGCAATACTACCATTACGGGTAATTTGACCGTACAGGGCAATATCAAGGCACAGCAGCGTCTTGACGTAACAACGGGTGCTTCTATCGCTGGTATCGAATTCGGTACGCACCGACACACCGGCGTAGAGACAGGGTCCGGAACCTCTGGCGGTCCAGTTTAAACTGTGTGCATAATTTGCAAGTAAAAGTCCAGGAAATTGCGCATAAATACCTCAAAATTATCTATGTAAATGAAATGGTAAAAATGGCCTATTTTGACATCTCGAAAACATCAAATGTCAAAATGGGCTGTTTTTGGTATAATGGAGACATGATAGACATATTTTTTATAACAGCTGCGGCTGTAGTGATTTACGGTATCGCCTATCTACTGGAAACAGAAACCTTTAAAAAGTAAAGCAATCTGCCGAATATCTTTAAAATCGGGCGATATTTGAAGATATCTAGAGATAATGGGCGATTTTGAGTTGTAAAGCGATAATTGACAACTGGGAGTGGTGAATGTGTTTAAGATTAAATACGTCGGCTGGTGCCATGCCTGCAAGTATTACGGTCCAGAGGGCGGCTTTATTTGCGGGTGCTGCAATGTCAAAGGCACATGTGACAGGCCGAGCGAATACGTGGAGCGGCGCGACGATGATTAACAGAAGACTATTGATATATGGCGCCCCAAAAGCTGCAACAGGCGGCACTCTTACCGTCGGCAACAGCGGCGGCTTTTACGGCTACAGCGACGGCTTTTACGGCTACAGCGACGGAACCGAGGGGGGACATACGGAGCCATAACTCCTAACCCTCGCACCATTTCAGGCAAAACTGGAACTGTGAAAGTTCTGTATATGACCGGGAGAACGTACATCACTATGTATATCATGTGGGACGGGCCCGGCTTTCCCACTGATTTGATTGTCAGCCTTTCAACAACTGCCGGGGAACCGTTACCGGATGTAACGCTATCATACGTTGATTTTTTTTGACGATATGGCAGTTTACGAGTTTGGCGGCGACCCGGATTTGACAGAACAGCTTTACGAATTTTTTAGGGCCAACGTTGGTAACACTGTGCCCTGCGAGATAAGCGACGCAATGCCGCAGCCATGATTTCATGGGGACAACAATGTCCCCGGAAGGAGAAACAACATGTTTAATCGTCGATTGCTTGTCAGCACATCCGGGGGGGATATTCCTATTCCCGTTGATGTTCCTACCGCTTGTTTTGTTCCGTCACGAAATCAATATAACGCTCAAAATCAAGTGGAATATATGCCGACATTTACCATTCCCGAAAATGTGACGCGATTAGGGTTATACTGGTATCCGCGTAGTACAATGAAGGCCACAAATAGCCGACTATTTCGGCAAGTTGTTGCCGTGGCAGCAGGACAGCAATATAGAGTTGATTACTTTAATTGGGCTGACCTTGCTAGTAACGCACGCGGGACATTACGGCTAACCAATGTAAATAACGGAAAGCATTTAGATACAGCGAACGGATTAGTTTATTTTAATGATGATATTCTTCGAGCTGCCATTCGTTCTGGTTTATTTATGTTTCCCTGCAACGTATTGTATTGCGGATATAATAGAGAGATAGAAAAGTTGCCTATAACAGCAAGTATAGCGTGATAGGAGGATAACTATGTTCAACAGGCGTTTATTAATAGATTCGGGGGGGAAAAATAGCGAACCGAAGTATCAAATGATTAGCGGGGGAGCAGGCACCTATATAGGTTACGATTCTAATGATCGCGTGGGGTTTTTGGAGCCTAACACTATTACGGTCCTGCCTGATGAACCGAACGAACTAATAACACGTTTTGTTGCGCAAGATTTAGCATATGGTATGTTGCAGTTCGGCTTTACGTCTAAGGAGATTGGGAGCCCCTTTAAATCAATAAACCTTGTTTTTACTTTCCCCGAATTATCGTTGCAGCCTGTAACATTCCACTGGTATGATATGCAGCCAGACGGCCAGCTATACTATGCAACCACTGCAGACACGGGAGCAATGGAGCTGTGGGACCGCATAGCTGGTTATCCGGGTGAGCCACTTGGCTTTAATATCGAAGTTGTAAAAAGTTGAAAGGATGATATAACGTGTTCACTAGGCGCTTGTTTGTAGATATGGGGGGGGACAACGCCCCGCCCGCAACACTAGAATTTGACATAAATCAATCAGGCGGTAGTAGCCTTCGTGGTGCAGTCATAACCATAACCTATAAAGGGGAAAGTCAGACGAAAACCGCTGACAACAAAGGTTTGGCCGTGTTTTATGAAATCCCGCAAAACACGACTATAAACTATACAGTTACTGCTACTGGGTACAATACATCAAGTGGTAGCTTGATAATTGAAGGCCTTGACTACTATGTAGAGACAGTAGAAATGGAAGCTTCTATTCCGCCACTACCAGCGAAAGATACTAACTTATGGAGTACAACAGAAGCTGACGAGGGCGGATTTTATGACACGTTTGATGTTATTATTCCCGCTGGTGTAAATGTAGTTTATGTGGGGGGCGGAATAAACGGCAATATAGTTGGCGAGCCTTGCTATTGCAGTATGTATTCAAACTTTAGCGGTAAAACATGGTTTAGTGCTTCGGGAGAAGACAGCGCAGGCGCCACGAATTATATCGGTGTGACGCCGCTGAAAACTTATCGTATCACGGTCGATTATGGCAGTGAAATAGACGGAACAGGCGGCAGTGCGTTTATAAGATATTCGCAGCGTATAAATGCCGTAAAGCCGAACCTTACTGACTACTAATGAAAGGAGCAGCGAAACCATGTTTAACAGACGACTTTTGTTCAACGGAGCCGGGGACAACGCCCCGCCCACAACATTAGAATTCGACATAGACCAGCCGGGCGGCAGCAGTCTTCCCGGTGCCAAGATAACAATAAGCTATAACGGCGAAACTGTTACGAAAACCGCTGACAACAAAGGTTTGGCCGTGTTTTATGAAATCCCGACGAATAGAGACATACCGTATACTGTTACCGCTTCTGGCTATGAGGATTACACAGGGAGCGTCAACATAGCGCCCGGTGAATACGGCTGGGTTAATATAGAAATGTCGCAACTCCAACCAAAGGGAGAAGAAACGTTATTCGTCGGCTTGTGGGGGGGAAGTAATTACGGCTGGACTTATGGCCAAACTGGCGACTTCGTTGGCTGGGAAGGTATGACTGTTCAGAATTTCCCACAGGCAAAAGCAAACCTCAAAACGCTTCAAACCAACAAGTACAATAATTTCCTGCTTAAATTTATGGATATCGACCCGGCTGTTGGACAGCGTAAGTTTACGCTGTCCTGCGAAATTCCGGGCGCCGGTTTTTCCATAAATGAAAACGTTGTGGCCAGTGACGACGGGAAAATTGCTCAATACGCTTTTAAATCGCCACCAGCATTGTATGAGTATCTAAAGGCCAACTATGGTAAATGGGTAGTAGCTAAAGTGGCAATCAACATTCAGAAATAGGGATAACTATGTTAAATAGACGGTTGTTAGTTTATACATCTGGGGGGAAGTCGAAGCAGTATTGACTTTTATCGTTAAAGATAAAGAAACCGGCGCAGGTATCGCCAATGCTTATGTATATCTGCGTGACGGTAATCACCAAATGCTCATGCAACTGGGCATTACAGACAGCAGCGGCAGTCTGGCGTTATCGGGCTTAACTTTAGAGCCGGGTGAGTATTACTTTGACGCCAGCGCCGCGGGGTACAATGTGTTACTGCTAGGCTACCAGTTTACCGTAGTTGATTCGTCGCCTATCACCGGCACTATAACATTTGAACTGCAAAAAGGCTTCCCGCTCCCGCCGACAGAATAAACCAGATACAGGGCAAACGCCCTGTATTTTTTTGAAATACTTTAATAAAAGTGTTAACAATATACGTAGGGGGGGTATATAATATAGTCAAGAGGTAAGGGAAACGCCTCAAAAGAAAGGGGGCGAGCACATGGTAACAGGTAGCGAGAAACAAATAAAATGGTACGAAGAAATTTTAAAGGAAGCCTATGACTATCTGGACGAAAGATATAACCATAAAATAGCAGATGAGGTAGAAAAACAGGCAGTAAGTACCTTGTAACAAGCATTAGAGAAAACAAATGCGGTCAGCGAGTTATAGAGCTTGAAGGCCATAAGTGCAACATTGTTCGCGATATAAGGACGGATGAAAACGGCGAAGAGTATATTTTGGATGAAGTTAAGCTAACTGGCGGCGTTGTTGAAGAAGTTCGCATAGTACCAGTAGGCAACAAGTTTACCCTTGAAGGAGATTAAGCATGGACAAATTACAGGAATTAGCAGTGCTGGTTTTTATAACGCCACTGTACGTCATAGTTACAGTAGCCATAGGGGCGCTGTATGTCATGGCGGGCGTCAAGGCCTTCCAGTTTATCAAGAAGAAGCTGGGAAAGTCAGAAGACGAAGACGCACGGGAATAAAACCAGCGTCGGGATGTTTTATACATATACATCCCGAAACGGGGATATATTAGAGACCTTAACCATGATTGCACTGAACTACTATATACAGACAAAGAACACGAAGCTAAAGTTTTTATGTACATTGACGGTATTCGTGGAGTTTTAAGTTACATGAAGCTTGTTAAAAACGCAGGTGTAACGCTGCCAGATTATTACATCGTTACTAATGGAGTTAAAGAACAAGTTGCGAAAATTCATTTTTGAGTTTTAAGCCGCCAAACTTTTTGACAAAGGCAAACTATAGCAAACCTGTAATAAAACCCGTCAGCGGTCAACGCAGAAGCTATGAGGAGGTAAAAATGATACCGGTTTCGTTTTTATTGGTGCTGGTCAGTCAGATATTTTTAACAACGGTTATAGTCCGTTATGACCATATGGAAAAATACGAAGCACAGTTACTAATCTTTGCGGCGCAATGCTGCTTTATCTGGTATCAGATAGCAGTGTTTGAATCAGCCAGCCGGAAAAAGTAACCCCGCTGCGTGTGGTATAATTAACTAAACCAACACGCAAAGGAGCTGATACTATGAAAGAGTTTTTTAACCTTCTGAAAGCTAAAGGTATGATTATGAATTTAGTGTTCTTCATGGCCGTGGCTTTTATGCTGGGTGCCGCTGCTGGCGTTGCAACTGCAAAATGACAAAACAAAAAGACTGCCAACGTTCGGCAGTCTTTTTGTGTTAGGGTCAGGATGGAATAAATATATTGAAAAAGGTGTAGGTAGAAGAGAGCTTATGCTCATATATATTATACCTCTTCATCAGAAAAATGGCAACAAAAAAGCAGCCTTCCGGCCGCCTCTTTGTTTTCTAAATCGCGTCACTGATTTAAGAAAGGTGATGTATTTTGGTTGCAGTCTCATTATACCAAATGTGTGATATAATGTAAACAATAAAAACAGAAAAGCGCCTGACTAATCAGGCGCCTTCCAGCTGTGGCAAGCCACAAAACAAACACAGTTCTTTTCGCCCCGTGTCGTCGAGATAAGAAGTTTTGTTGTACCGTGATTATTATAGCAGACTTAAAACCAGAAATCAATGAACCCGTGAAAAATTTTCACGACTTGGGAGCGGTGCCGCCAGTGCGGGCGCCGCCAATATCGAAGAAAGAGAGGTTTTGACAATGGCACAACTAGGACTTTATGGCGGGACAGTCACCGCCGGAGCCACAGACGGCGCCCTGCTATCAACGACGAACCCGCTAAAGTACGCAGGGAAAAAGGGCGCACTTGGCGACCCGGTAGCGTATGCCCTGCGTTGCCCAAACGGAGAGCACGCCTACGAAATAGCTATCAGCGTGGCCGGTACGAATCCGGACTGGGTGAAGCTGTCGCCTGATAACATAGTATGGCGCGACGCTATCAACATTCCACAGGTAGGAGACATCAACACACTTTTCTATGTAAAAATCAACATACCGGACAGCGCGGAATACAACCAGACTGTGCTTAACACGCTGCTTATTAAATACCTCGAAACAACTACAACGATTTAGGGAGAGTGCAGAAATGGAGAAACTATATCATCTGGCCAAGAGGTTCAAGGCGTATCAGTTTGACGGGGATTTGAAAAACTCCGATGGGTACTACTGCCCCGAATGGGTGCAGCAGGCGTTTGAACGTGACGAGCTGTTTTTCATCGGTCCAGAGCTTTACCTTGACCGCTTCGAGAGCTGCGGCCTAGAGCTGGAAAGAACGCATATCAGAGTTGGCGACTATATCACGCTGGATACGGAAAACATGAGAATTGACACGTTCAGTCCGGCGCAGTTTAATCGTTTTTTTGAGGCGGTGAATATCAATGATTAAACCGGAGCTGCTGGAGTATATCGACGAGCTTAAAGCGTATATCACAGCTGACGGCGGCATTGATGTATTCGAGCTGAAAGAAACGTTTTATCACGATAACCCGGAAAAGGCGGGGAAAAAGTTAAAGCTCGACCATTACTATATTAAAACCAAAAACGGCCGAGAATACTATATCACCAATCCGCCGGAAGACTTTATCAATTTTTGCAAAAACAGCTAGGCGGTGATGTTATGAACGATGAAAAGACGCTTGAGTTTACATTCGAGCAGCTGGCCCCGGCCGTGTTGGGTCCCTTCCGCTTCGAGGGCATTCAAAGCTCAATCGACAACGAAAACACGTACACGCTTGAAATCGAAGTATTGGAACCGCCAAGACAGGAGCCAGTCCCGCCAGTAGTAACAGAACCTATCATTGTCAGCGGTAAGTATGAGGAAGTGCTCAACCCTTACGCGAACACCGACCCTATCGCTTATACGCTGTATCTTAATAACGCATGGGATGTAGCTGTCGACGCCGCCGGGAATATCGCCACTACATCGGGCGACTATGCAGTCGCACAGAACTCAGCCAACGCCTGCCGCCTGTTCTACGAAGACGCGCCGCTTGATATGACGCGCGGCATTCCGTACTTTGATATCACGCTTGGCAAAAAATCTTCTGTATCGGCGTCGGTACTTAGAAGCCGGATAAAAGATATTGTCAGCGAAATATACGGCGTGACGGATGTAGAAGTTGCTATAGACTACGACAACGAGGGTCGCATAGATGGCGGTGAAGTGCAGATAACGACGCTTAACAGTAAGAATGTCACTATACAGATTTAAAGAAAGGAGCTGCGAAAATGGCAATAACATTTAACCCGGATACCGGCATTGTAGTAGAAGACACGGCAACCATTCGGGCGCGGCTGGTTGAGCAATGGCAGAAAGCTTTTGCCGTTGACCCGACAAAACCACTGCTTAAAACCGAGACCGAAACCCCGGCCGGGCAGCTTATCGACGGTCAGGCAATTCTGATAAACCAGAAAGATAGCGCACTGCTCACGCTGGCCAACCAGCTAAACCCCAAAACGGCGGCGGGCGTTTTTCAGGACGCACTGGCAAACATTTACTTCTTGACCCGCCACGTCGCCCAACCGACTTACGTCACAGGGAACATCAAAGGCGCCTATGGTACTATAATACCTTATGGCGCGCTGGTACAGGACGCGAACGGGTACACGTTTTTAAATACCACTGTTACAACCATTGACGAGAACGGCACAGCTACGGCGGTTTTCCGCTGTACGCAGTATGGACCGATTGAAGTAGGCCCGAATACGCTTACAAAAATCATCACTGCGGTACCGGGCTGGGACAGTGTAACAAATGACGCTTCTGGCGTTACCGGCAGAAACAACGAGACGCAGGCCGAATTTGAGCAGCGGCGAGCTGAAAGCGTATCGAAAAACGCGCATGGCACAGCGGCGGCAGTACAAGGAGCGGTCAGCGACCTTGACGGCGTTGTAGCCTGTGAGGTAGTCGAAAACCGGGGCGATAACTTCATCACCAAAATGGGAGTATCTTTATCGCCGCATAGCCTGTATATTAGTGTGTACGGCGGCGAGCCGGAAGACATCGGCAACGCTATACATCAAAAGATAGACGGCGGCTGCGGAACGAACGGCAACACTAAAGTCGATGTTATCGACCCAACGACGCAGGCCGAGAATACGTACTACTACCAGATACCCGAAACTATCAACATAGGTATATACGTTACTATCAGGAAAACGTTATCCCTGCCTACAGATTATGAAAGCTTGATAAAAAAGGCCGTGCTGGCCAACTTCAACGGCGAGACTATCGACTATAGCCGCGTCAAGATGGCACAAGTTTTGTACGCCAGCCGCTTTTATAAAAGCGTAATCCAGACGGGTGTAAATGATTTTGTAGGCGTGGAGCTTCAATATCCTGTCGGCGGCAGCCGTGTAGATAGCATTGAAATCCCTGCGGATGAAATCCCGGTTTTGTCCGAGGATAACATAACCGTCGTTGCGCTGGACGCTTAGGGGGTCAGAACATGGATTTTCGAGGGAATGAAGACGTAAGGGCCTGCGATAACATACGCGAGGAAAAGCAGCCGTATCTGCTTTCACAGTATTCTGCAAGTCCTACCATTTGCCAGATACTAGCCGACTTCCGGGAAAACATTGACCCCACGCCGGATATCTGGACCTTTTACGACAACGTATTTAACATTGCGACGGCGCAGGGCGTAGGGCTGGACATATGGGGCGCTATAATAGGCATGGACCGTACTATATATAACCAGTCAACTAGCACGAAAATAACACTTGATGATGAAGGATATAGGAAGCTGCTTTATTATAAAGCACTGGCGAACATCACAGACGCTAGTTTGTACACACTGAATTACATGATAAATCAGCTGTTTCCTGACTACAGTGTTACGGTTTTAAATATCCTCGTCGAAAAGCAAACCGAAGATGGGATGTATTACAATTCGTACCCAATGCACGTCAGATTTCTTTTCAAGTCGTATCTGTCAGATGATGACCTAGCTATATTCAAGGTTGGTGGCCCGCTGTGCGTAGGTGCTGGCGTCGGCTGGGATTTGGTAATGATAGATACATCGAACGTATTCGGCTTTGACGGCAGCGGATTACAGCCATTCAACTGTGGCGTATTTATGCCTGACGGCGGAATATTCGTTCTGGACGATGAAGAAACCATATCAGATTGAATGTTTCACGTGAAACATTAGATTGCGTCACTAGATTTTAAAAAGGGGCACAGACGGCGCGACGTGGCAAACCCTGCTCGAATTCATCGGGTCGCTGACGATGGACGAAGTGCAGGACGCTATAGACACGTCTATAGGGGAGATACCCAAACCGAAGCCGGTCAGCATGGGAGCTTATACAACTGTAGGCAGCAGCGGCGTGGCCGCTACAGATGGCTTTATAACTTCAAGAAGTTATGATAACACAGCTATAACGGCGTACGTCAACGGCCTACAAGTCATGCATACGGCAGGCCGTAGTAAATACGGCCAAGGTGCTTGCTCTATCTCTTTTCCAGTCCCTAAAGGGGCGTCATGGAGCGTTAGCGGTGCTAGTTTTGTAAGATGGTTGCCACTTTCTGAATAAAAAGGGGCGATAACTATGAGCGTCAACGAACCGTTGTATAACTTTGCACGGGCATTCGCAGACCAAGGTACTAAAAACATCATCCCGGACAGCAACAACGAAGCGTCCGGACTTGCAAGTCTTATCAACGGCTTTCCGGCCATAACACAGGTTAAGCCAGAAATGGGCGGTATCCCACCGCAAAGGGCAGACTTTAACGGCATTCTATACATGCTTTCTGCCTTCTGCCTGTGGGCACAATCTGGTGGCCAGTACACCTACAAAAACAACTTGCAGTATAACATTAACTGCATGGTGTTACACAAAAATGTGTTTTACGTCTGTCTCAAGGAGAACGGACCGGACACGACAGCGGGCGTAAAAGAGCCGGGCACGGACGGCGCGACGTGGCAAACCCTGCTCGAATTCATCGGGTCGCTGACGATGGACGAAGTGCAGGACGCTATAGACACGTCTATAGGGGAGATACCCAAACCGAAGCCGGTCAGCATGGGAGCTTATACAACTGTAGGCAGCAGCGGCGTGGCCGCTACAGATGGCTTTATAACTTCAAGAAGTTATGATAACACAGCTATAACGGCGTACGTCAACGGCCTACAAGTCATGCATACGGCAGGCCGTAGTAAATACGGCCAAGGTGCTTGCTCTATCTCTTTTCCAGTCCCTAAAGGGGCGTCATGGAGCGTTAGCGGTGCTAGTTTTGTAAGATGGTTGCCACTTTCTGAATAAAAAGACGCTCATAAGCAGCCAGATTAAATGCGGCATGACAAACTTAACCTTTACCGCTTCCGCTGCCGCTGCTAGTATTTCAGTTTTTGCTGTATCCAATTTTAACCAAAATAACGACACTAGCCAGAGCGGTTCAAATACCGTAACTGTCAAGGTAAACGGTAACACTGTAGGTACTCTTAGTATGTCATGGAGCACTACAAAAGCAGGTTCTAAGGGGCATTATTGGGGGAACACAAAATCTAGTGCAGCAGCTAATACGTGGGCTTATAGTATCGCACAAGGCGCCACGATAGAGCTTACCAGCAGCGGCGGAACAAAGTTTAGCAGCTGCGCCCTACAGGTAACGCTTGGAAACTAAATCAATCAGAAAGGATGTTAGACACATGGAACATTACTCTAATGTTGTCAAGGCTATGATAGCGCGCAGCAATGCACGGGCGGCAGACATTGCCAACAAAATACAGGCCCGCGCTTATTATCAATTCCAATACGTTCCGCCAGCAGGACCACTGCCCGGATACGCTATGGAGCAGCAGACAGAGGACGCTATAAATGAGATAGGCAACATCGCCTACTCGTCAGACGAACTAGCACGTGAAGCACGCGAGATTGCGCAGCAGGCTTACAACGCAGCGCAGGCAGCTATAGAAATGGCCACTAATGCCATAACAGCTGCGCAGAACGCACAGCAAACAGCGGATACTGCACTTAATACTGCGAACACGGCAGTAAGCAAAGCGAACAACGCACAAGCCAGTGCCGATGCTGCACAGAAGGCGGCCGACGCTGCACAGAAGGCGGCGAACGACGCTCAAACGTCTGCTGACAACGTGCAGTCTACAGCTGATACTGCCATTGAAAACGCTACACAGGCACTATCAGCGGCTAACGAAGCTAAATCGTCAGCCGACCAGTCCAACCAGCGATTAGACGTCTTGGAGCCTATAGTTGATACTCTGCGCTGGTACGAAAACATCACAGATAATATCGACTTCAATACACATGTAGAGCTGGAAAGGGCGTTCCTTCAAGGCACGGCCAACACGAACGGCCCTGTTGCGGGTCCGGGCTGGCTGGATGTTGACGACGACTATAATGAAACCTATATCCGGCATAAGTTTATCGCACAGGCTGACGGCGCATGTTATGTTCGCTTCGGCACCATTGTACCCGACAGTAGCCCTATCGAGGTAAGCAGCTGGACAAGCTGGGTAAAATATGCGCTGGCCAGCGAATTGACTTCTGCGGTCGAAACGATTAATAACAATATCACATCAATCAATGGAGAAATCACCACAATCAAGGGTAATATAACTAGCATTGAAGGCGATATCACAGCACTTCAAGGAAGCCTTGGCAGCGCCGAGGACGATATTACGGCCGTAACAAATGCGCTGGACGCGCACAAGGCCGACTACAATAACCCGCACAAAGTAACTGCCGCACAGCTGGGACTAGCGACGGTTTATAAATACAAGGGGTCCGTTGAGACATACGCCGACCTGCCGACCAGCAGCCAGCAAGTAGGCGACGTTTACAACGTCAAACAGGCAGACCCCGACCACAACATTGAAGCGGGCGACAACGTGGCATGGGACGGAACCACGTGGGATATCTTGGCTGGTGATACCGACCTTAGCGGCTATGCACAGCTTAATTCGGCTAACACTTTTACAGCAATGAACGCTTTTCGTGCTGGCATTGCAGTTTCTAACGGTACAGCGGGCGGGAGTATTAGTCTTGGAATTTCTCCGACCGGTGAAACTGTTCAGACAAGAATAAGCGCCGATACATTAGGTGGATTGTTTTATAATACCAGTACCAATCAGCCGCACGTATTCAGAATCGGTAATAACATTAATAGTTTCGCAATAAGAGATAACGGAACAACGATGACGTTTTCTAATAATGATAATATCTTTGCAATTGTTAGCGACGCTTCAGGCGTCGCTAACTGGCGGGGTAACGCAAACACAGCGACCAAACTTGCCACAGCCCGCACTATTAACGGTGTACCGTTCGACGGAACGCAGAACATCACGATAGAAGCTGGACAAGGTGTATTCTTACCCCTGACAGGTGGAACGGTTACAGGACCGATTTACTTACCGTCTGACACTCCCACCACTGACACGCAGGCAGTCACCAAAAAGTATGTTGATGACAGCGTGGCCGGGGCTGGTGGCGGCGACGTCACGGCGGCTGGGAACAACAACTTCACCGGCGTAAACACGTTCAATAATTCTACCAACTTTAAAAAATACATAGCTGTAGAATTCGGCGAAGGCCCTTCGGCGTCGGGTGCTATCAATTTAGGCCGCATGTCTGGCAGCACCGTGCAGGGCGCAAGTCTAACTGGTGTATCAACTGGCCAGCTTAATTTGACGGCGGGAACCGGGAAGAATGTAGTTCTTCAAAGCAGAGAAGCACAAACCGCTGTAGACATAGCCGAATTCGCAACGAATCAAGCTACTATCTATCCGGACACATTGCAGATAGGAAGCAACTCAATGGCAGAATCGGTGGGTATCAAAAGAAGCGCGTCAGGTACTTACACCATTACGCTTTTTGACAAGCTTGTTAACGTCGCCCAGTTTAATGGTACTACCCATGAGGCGTCCTTTGACGCAAACGACGTGACTATTAACAGCGGCAAAAGCTCAACTTTCGCGATAAAAAATGCTGACCAGACCATACTGGACTATGACGGAACAGCAATGCACTTGAGGACAGGAGACTCTAACATCGGTTTAGAGTTAGGTTCGGGTACTAGCGGGTGGAATTTACAGTGTCCCGCTAACACAAACGACGTAAGAGTTGCACAGCAGTTGTACGTGGGCAGTCAAGGCGGCACTGGCAACGGCGTTATCCGCGCAGATAACACAGAAAACTGCCTGTACTTCTGCGGTACGGCCGAGAATACTTACTACTCAACGCCGAATACCGGGAATATCATAAGTTACCAACCAGAAGCAAACGTCTATCTGATAAACACAGCCAAAAATGACGCTGCAAGTCTTACCATGAATTTTTCAAACATGAGCTTCCACGCCACTGTAGGCAGTGTGCCGTACATGTGTAAAACTTTAACTTTCTGGTATGCAACCGGCGCAACTGCACCAACTGTTACATGGCAGTTCCCAAGCGGTGCAGCGGTTTACTACCCGAATGGCGTAGCTCCGTCACTAACAGCAAACGCCAGCAATATCATTAATGTAGTCGCTATCGTTGATGATACGGATAGCTTAAGTATCCAAGTCTGTGACGTGGCAGCGTTGCCATTTAGCGGCTAAAAGGAGAGTGAGAATATGAAGTACACAAGAACAGTATACGTTTATAAGGGAGAGCAGTATAAAACTATCACCGAGATACGCCGTTTGCCGGACTTGATGAATACCTCTATCCCGAATAACCCGACGGATGAACAACTTGCAGCGCTGGGCGTAACGCGCGAGGAAGTAATGGTGTCACTGGCAGAAGCGAAAAGTATCAAGCTTAACGAGCTGTACGGGATTTATGAGCTCCTGCGTGATAAGCCAACGAAGTACAAGCAGGGCGACAGGACATTTTACTTCGACCGCACGGCCGCGGATATTAACAAATTCAATTCGGCCTATAGCGTAGCTCAAATAAAAGGAGAGCAGGGCTTTGGGGTCAAGGACGAAGAAGGTAACAGTGTATGGGTGATGTTGTCGAAGTCCGACTTTGAAAGCGTACTGCTTATTAGCAGCAACGAGCAGACGGAAGCATATAACACCTTCTATGCGCTGCGTAACAAGGTGGAAACGGCCGAAACGGTCAAAGACGTTATAGCGATTGTTTGGCCAAACATCTGGCCAGAAAGCAAATAAAGAAAAAGCCCCGAATTTCGGGGCTTTTTTTATGTAAAGGCGAAATAAAAGTGTTGACAATACACAGAGGGGGGTATATAATATAGGCATAGAACATAGAAAGGAGTGATTACGTGCAAGTAAAAAGCGATATAATTCAGGGCGTTATAAACCGAGCTAAAACAGCAGTTAGAAACTTCGGGGAGAACGCACAAGTTGAGCTTCCGGCCGAACTGGTCAAAAACATCTGCCAGAACTTGAACGCCGAACGGTATCGACTGGCCAAGCTCAACCAGAAGTATTCAGCTTTAAAACAGCAAGTAAAAAAATGAGGTGAAAAGATGTTAGGTAAGTATATCAATCAATTTATGGCCGACAACGAGCTATCAGTCAACGAAGAATTTTTTATAGAGAACATGGATGGGAATAGGGTACTAATCGGCTGTGCTGACCGTTACAAGATAGAAGACGTTGACGGCGGAATATTAACAGCTGCCGTAATGAACGAAAAAGATAAACCGCCTGCTATGCTTTTAGAAGCTGCGCTTATCGACCTGTTACGGGAAAACTACTTAGTTAAAAAGAAGCCTTTTTATCCAGTAGTCGGAGAATATTATTACTACATCAGTCCGAGCGGCAATGTAAGATACGCAAACTTTACTGGATGTGCAGAGGACCTTTTGCTATGTAAATACATCGGCGTTTACAAAACCGAAGAAGCGGCGAGAAAAAATGTTTCACGGTGCCTAAAGCTTTGGGAAGAAGTCAAAAGAAAATGAAGCTTAAAGATATAAAACTTAAAACGTGCCCTTTCTGTGACGGTGAAGGGGTGCTTATCCACAGCAAGCCGGACGATGGCTATATTTATTCAGAAGGCGTCCATGCGTTTGTAAAATGCAAAGAATGTGACGCATGTGGACCCATGCCGGACGTTGAGTATAACCATGCTGCAAGCGGAAATCCGGGCAGACTGAAAGCAATCAATAAAGCTATTGAGCTGGCCGTAAAGGGCTGGAATCGTAGAGATGGGAGTAAGGCGAATGGGTAAAGAATACAGCTATCTTAGTAACAGCTATATGTCCAGCTTAATCAATGAAATAAATAAACATGCCAAATATGGCTGGCGGCTTATAAATGTTTTTCACAACGGCTGTGAATTTATAGCCGTTTTTGAGCGGGGATAAAAAGAAGGGAGAGATATAACGATGTCACCAGATGAAAGAATCAAGGAGCTAAAGAAGCAAGGGTACATTTCCGGCGTTATGGCCGGGAAAAGGATTAGTGAGCGTATGCAAGTTATTCCGGACTTATGCGCCTATAACTGGCAGAAGCTTTATCAACACTTGATGGACAACGCTAAAAACTATGTGTTAGCCGAGCCAGTAGACGTATATGGTACTTTACGCTGGTACTACAATGAAAACGACCTGTTAAACTGGATTGTTATCAACCTTAATAACAGTTACTGGTTGAAACGTCATTTCTTAAAGAAAGAGGCCGAGAAATGCTAAAAACGGGCGATATCATTTACAAAGTTACATTAGAAGGGTAAGACATCCCTTGTGTAGTGGTCAAAAAATATAAAGTTGGACAACGCCTATCAAAAATAGATGGGACAGAGGGCGGCGGATATTAACTAAAACTTGCAGTTCGTGCGGACCAATATTTATATTTAGGCGACTATATAGAAGATAGCGAACAAACATTTGTAAATTTAGGAATACGGCCTTACAGCGACACGTATATTTATGTATTTGATGAAAAAGACATTCCAAAGGCGCGCAAACAGATTTTAAAAAACAAGATAGCATATCTACAGTCAGAACTTAACTATTTTAAAAGACGTTTAAACGGAGAGTGTATAAGATGAAAAAAGTTACAGCAGAAATTATTGAAAAATGCAGGCTTTTTGTTGCCGTAAAGGTCAGAGACGACGCTACGAATGAAGATATTGAGAAAGCAATAAATGTAGCTTATTTAGATGATGATTGTGAAGTCCTTGAACAACGTCTTCATGAAATTACTAATATAAAGGTGGAAGAAAAATGATTGACTATGAAAAACTGTTAGACGCTTTGCAAACTATTCAGAATGAATGTGCTAAATACAAATGCTGTACAGATTGCCCATTCTTCGTTCAGAGTGAAGATATCAACTGCGGCATTCTCTCTAGGAATCCTGTCAACTGGAAGTTGAATAAAGTCCACGTTATAAGGTTGATTAATCAATGAAGACTATCTGAAAGGATGATGAAAAATGGAAATCAAAATCAAGTTATTGCCGGGCGGGAAAATGCCGACCAAAGGAACAGCAGGAGCGGCAGCGTTTGACTGCTATGCAAGAGAAGATATTGATGTAGAGGATTTCCCCAGACTAATTGGGCTAGGCTTTGCGTTGGAGCTGCCCCCCGGTTATCACGCTAAAATATTTCCCCGTAGCAGTACGGGCTTAAAAACTAACCTTAGGCAGCCGAATAGTTGCGGGATTATTGATAGCGATTATAGAGGAGAAGTAAAAGCTATGTATGAAAGTAAATTAAATGCTTCGTATGAGGGTGGCTGTGGGTGCACAGTTCAACACATCAAAGCAGGCGACCGTATAGCACAAATGCTCATTGAGCGTAACGTAGATGTTGAATTCGTGGTAGTGGACGAGCTTTCAGAGACCGACAGGGGAGCTGGCGGCTTCGGAAGTACCGGAGTGAGATAAATAGGATGTGTTTATATTGATTGAGTACGTAAAAGTTAAACATGACGAAGAATGTTATATTTGCCATTCAAGGGAGAATGTAAAAACGCTTCGAGTGGCTGCCGACGGTAGTAATGCCGCAAATACCATTGCTTTCTGCGATAAATGCGCAGGAGCAGTTAGCCGTGTGTTAAATACTCCAATGACTTTTGAAAGGTCATTGGACGGTGAAGTTGTATGCCCGCATTGCAGAACGATTATCGGTTTTGACGATGATATAGGATATTTTTACGACGATACTTTTTACTGTGAGTTTTGCGGCCAACGGCTGAAAAGAGGGATAAAATGAAAAAAGCGTTTATCTGCCCGCATTGCAAAGAAGCCGCAGGCTGGCGTGAAGAAACTCCTATACATAGGCAGTATTCAGCATTTTTTTGATAAAGACGGGATTTTTTTCGACGAGTACTATTCGGACAATATAAGTTATGATTATAAATTAACTACCATATGTTTTTGAGTATAAAGTAGAAGCCGAAAACAGGGCGCTGGCAGAAGTTAAAGCAAAAGAACTCTATAAAGACTATAAAAACAGCAATGATTTTTTCACTCCTTCGGATGTATCACATGTAAAAGACACTTTTAAAATTGTACCCGCTGTATTGGTTGATATAAGAGAGGCACTTTGCAAAGAGTGCGCAGGGAAGGACGGTAAGTAGTATGACTAACTTGGACAAAATACGTACAATGCCCCCGGAAGAATTGGGGGCATTTTTATCAAACCTAGTAGCCATAGAGGATTGTTTTGAATGTCCTATACGCGACGTTTGTAACGAGCGTATGGTAAACCCCAACAACGAGGCATTTCATACATGTGAACTGTCGTTTTATCACTGGCTGCAACGGGAGTATAAGCCGGGATACTTTGAAAACCAATAGGAGAGTAGCGCCATGATTACCGCAGAAAGCAAAGCAAAGTTATTTGAAAAAACCTACGACGCCTATTTGCTAGCGCAATCCGTGACGCGCGTCTATGGCATTGAAAGCCCCCCCGGTAAAAGCGCAATGAAAAAGCTGCGCGCAGAGATGAAAGCCTGTAGCGATAGGGACCTGCTGGATGAATACTTAGACTATCAGAACCGGGAGAATAAGCGGATAGAATCTATCTGGGGAGAGTGGTAAGCTTGCGTAACTATGATTATAAAGAACAGATACAACGCCGGAAAGAGCTTCAAAAAATGGACTTTATATCTGGCGTACAGGCTGGGCGATTGATTAGGCACTTTCTTAATACGTTCGAGCCTGACATAACCGTGAATCGCTTTAGAAAGCGCTGTAAGGAACTACAAAAAGACCTTCGAGAAGATGTGCCGCACAAGGTACTATATAGCAGCAGGGGTACACGGTATTACTGGTTACAGGAAAACGTGCTATCCTTTCTGCGTAACCGAATTAATGTAAAATCGATTGATAAGTGAAAATGACATAAATAAAACGCCTCGAATTCGAGGCGTTTTATTATTTCTTTATTTCTTCCGACCCAATGGCCGACCTATACCCGGTTGGCGGCAGTCATCACAGTATGTATACATTCGCTTCCCGTCCGGTCCTTGGCGGTGATTAGAAACTGACCAGCCAGAATCACGGGCAAAGGTTATCAGTTTTCCCATAGTAGTGAATTTCGTCGTAAGTAATTTACCACAGTTTTCACAAACGCAACCAGCTATAAACACTTAAATCACTCCTTATTTATTCGATAATGCTTTATTCCGGCAAGACATGCAAAGCGCCTTACCTGTCTTTTCTACTGATATCCTGCGCACAGTTTGCGATATCTCAACGCCACAATTTAAGCACATATACGGACTAGGCGCGCTTCTGACATTTACAGCGCCAGAATTGCCGTCAGAAGGATGCGAAACGTTCCGCACTTGTGATTGCCCTTGTGGGGACGGTTGGACGCTTCTAGGGGCAGCCTGTGCGTTCTGTACAGGCTTTTTAGTATATTGTACAGGTGCTTGTGCCGCTTCCGGGTGCTGTTGGAGATAAGACGTTTTTAAACTGGCCGGATAGAAGAAACGGCCGGAGCCGTTGGCGTCCAGAATAACCAGTTCTGTAATCTCTCTATCTTCGTTATAGGCGATATGCCCAACGTGGAAGCTTACCCCAAACGCGATTTTGATTTTTTTACCGTCTATAGACGCTTCGTTCTGGGCCAAGTTAAATGTGATATTCGGCGCTGTATAAAGTTCTCGACCTGAGCCCCAATTTACAGCGGCCCTCTTGAAGCAGTCAGACGCACGGCCTTTTTCTGCCTGATAGTTGGACGCTACGCCTACGTCTTCCTTGCAGACCCAACATTTTTTTTCGTGGTCCCATACCTCAATCGAACAGAAAAGCTCGTTGTTTATCAGCGTGTGTTTGCGCTGCCAGTTCATCGGCCCGAACATTGCGTCAAGGTACTTCATATCAACACGGGCGTTTTTATAAAGCAGCAGCCGACATTTGACGTATGAGATGTTGTTATAGTTCATCTCCCGCAAGTCGTCGATACGTACATCTATATCGCTGGCTTTCAACAGCGGGAACTTGATTTCATCAGTCATAACAATCACCTACCCTTTATTTGATATTTTAAGTTCGATACCGTGATGATAGTAAGCCTCTTTAATCGCCATTGCGTAAACGTCTGGCGGTGGGGAATCCTGCCCCGCTATGCCGTATTCTTCACACAGCTGACGGAATGTGCAGCCTATCTTTTCATTCATCACAAGCGCAACAAACTTTTGGAGCGAGTTTACAACGTAGACTTCATTAGGTCCGTAAGGCTTTTTGTTTTTGTCCATGTGTCGAAGACATACTAACATCAGAACACCCCCAACACTAGAATCAATACAAACAGCCAGAATTCAGGTTCATATACACGCCTTGGATTTAATATGAAAAACACTACATCGGCCAAAGCGTCAATCACACGCCAGAACGGCCGAGCGATAAAACTATCATAGGCCACGCACAACAAGCCTATCCATATCCATTTTTTACTTACTTTATTCAAATTATTCACCTGCCTTTGATATGATTATACAACTTTAGTACCAAATAATCAAGAGGGGGTATAAAATAAATTTTAAAATATAACCCCGACCGACAAGCAGCCGAGGTCATACCGGAAGAAGAATGAAAAAATGAAGGGAGAGAGGCAGACAAGTTAGCTACCGTTATTAATATAACACATAAAAAGAAAAGCGCCATTCTCCGAGTACGAACCAGAGATGGCGCTTTCCCCGTCTGGAACACCGCTTTATACTACCCTTGTTCTGGGTCCCTGTATCAAAGCGCAGACTAATTGAAGAACGATATATTTATTAGGAGTTGCACAAGTAAAGTTTAAACCCAAACCGGGACTGTGTCAACATAATTTTTTCGTACATGAGAAAAGCAGCGAAAAAACGCGAAAAACGGAGTAAAACAGAGATTAGCGGAGATTTCGGGAGCTGGGGGGGAAGAGATGCGCTAAAATTTAAGATTGACGCTTCCGGCGGCAGCGACTATAATCAAAGAAGGAAAAAAAAATAGAAGCCGTTTTAAAATGCTCGCTAGACATTTAAAACTTCAAACCGTTTAAAACTTCAAACTGTGACTTCAAACTGTGACTTCATAAGGCCAGTGTATACCGGTTAATGAGTTCTACAACTAAATGAACTCGATTTTAAAAAGTCTGAATCATGGAGCCTACATTAGTTTTTCCCAAAACAGGGCCGGTTTTAGCTTCTGTAACTATTCTATCAATATCGACATACATTGTCAACAATTATATAAAAGCAAATGGCGACTTTATCTAAAACTAAATAACAGAAACCGCTTTAACAGCGACTAGGCGTACACAGACCTAGTATAAAAAACTGTTGGTCCTGCAATGTGCCAAGTATATAAAATCATTGCCCCGCATGTATGAGCGCAGATATAAGTACATGTGCTGTATAGGTTATGATAAAGGGCCTATACAGGCGAGACGGCAAAGGCCTATCGTGGTACCGTGTGCAGCGGTTAGGGAGCCATACCCTATAAAATGCACGGCTGGCGGCTACGGGTGCGAAAGCACGGGGGAAAAGCACAGAGCTAGGACGTAGAGGTGTGATGATGTGCAGTATTTGCCAAAACCTATACAGCGACGGCGGGGACTACCGTCTTTACTTTATAGAAAATCCCTTATTTACGCGATTAAGACATACTATATACTTGTCTTTTTCGTGGTAAGGGGTTTCTATGCCTACCAGCTCAAACAGGGACATCAAAAACCATCAAAGCCTGTGGACAAATGCACTATAGTGTATTAATATATACTTATGTAGATACACGCAAGGAGAGTGCAAAAGATGAATCAAGAGAGAAAATATGAAGATACTTTCAAAGTCCTGCCCAAATGGACAGCAGGCAGAAAGTTACTACTAAAGAAGCTGGAAGCAGCTACACCGCTTAATCGGTTTATAATTAAGAAGATTTACAGCGAATACAGCAAAAAAAATATCTGGCCTGCTGAACTTGCACGACGTTCCGGTGTAAGATATGGTACGCTGTCCAAGTTTGAAGTAGGCAGAACGGAAACTTTATCAATGAAAAATATCACTAAAGTTGCTAACGGCTTGGGCATGACTGTTTCAGAGTTTTTCGAGGGACTGGAAGACGAGCCTGGCTATAGCGAATATATCGACAGGGAGAAAAATTCAAAATAAAAGTGTTGACAATGTATACAGGGGGGTATATAATATAGACATAGAAAGGGGGAACAAAAGACGAGACCCAACAGAAGAATAATAATACAGAAGGCACGAAAAATATTAAGCTGTTATATAGCGGATGCTATATTTATCCTGCATGGAATATGGCTTGTATATTTATTAGTAAGGTGGATTGAATGAAGAAAAAAGAGATGTTTTTGTTAGTTTGTCTGGCAATTATTATGCTGGCAGCAGCCGCAGCTGTTATCTCTTTTGGGTGGAGTTACGGCGGGGCACTGGCAGAGGCTATTGTTGAGCGCGACATATGGCGTTCAGGTATGATTGTGAGGTGATGTAAAGTTGCCAATGATAAAACAGTATGACTACGTAAACGCTTACTGCGTGAGCGTGGCCAACCGTGAAGACCTAGAAAGTGTAGTAACATTCGCTTACAACTACAGCGAGGCCAGAGCACTGGCGAAAAAGTTTTTTAAAGAGCGTGACAAAACTGTTGGATATTCCCTTCTGCGAGCGCAGAAAATAATTAGTGACGTTCCGAAAAATCTTAATGGCAAGTTGTGCGCTAGTAAGGATGATGAAGGATATCCGCTTTTAGAAAAAAACGGTTACGCTTTTGAGTAATCAGTTAGGGGGTCAGGAAATGAAAGGATTGGACTATTTAAGAATGTCGTTCGGCAATGTTGACGCTAAACTTCCACCGCTCAAGGAAGTAAAGCCGCAACATCCGCTTGGCAAGTTTAGCGACTATGAAGACGCTTTAGACGAACTTTGCATAAATGCTTTGGCAAAGCTTACGCCGGAGCAGCGGGAAATCATTTTCCGGCGTTGCAGCCGTAATCTTGGAAGCTGGGAAAAGATGAAACACTTACATGCTTTTTTCGGAGTTGGCGGCTTTCACCGCTTCTATATTAAAGACTATGTAGGCGGCGCTGCAATGCTGCTTACCGGTGGCGGCTTATTAATCTGGTGGATAAGTGACAGGTTTAAGATGAAAAAGAAACTCCAAGAATACAATTCAGACATTGTTATTCAAGCGTTGGACGACAAAGGTTATATCTAAAAATTGAAAGAGGTGTAGGCTTGTGATTATTACAAGAGAAAATATCAAGGAAGAAGCTTCAAATTTAAACGATGAAATTTTAAATTTAGAGAAAAAATATGGGGTCAACACTATTGTACTGGCACAAGTTGAAAGTTTGGACACAGAAGAAGCAAGTAGCTATTTAGTCATGGCTAACCGGGTAAGTCTCAACAGGTGTATTAATAGCGTTGTTCAATTAGTGTGTTCGGCACAGGATGGCTTTGGCATTAAACCAGAGATGTTTTTTGCAGAAGCAATCAAAAGAATAGTAACTAATGAAAGGGCTTTTTATGATGAAGAAGTCCCCCCCGAAAATGCGGGTAAGACTTTTAAGAAATTGCTGATAAAAGAGGTTGCGAAAAATGAGCATTAATGAGACCAGACGGGAAGCGATAATCAATAAGCTTAAAGAGCTTGAAGAATTTTTAGAACCGGAAGGCGCGCATGTTGTTCTACATCTCTTTACCAGTAAAGACGTCACAAAGGAAAGCTACAGTATGTACAACAATTGCAGTTTGGAAATTCTGGCCATGTCTCAAGCGAGAATTGAAAACTATATTGAACAGGTTGGTAAGATATCGCTAAAACACCATAAGGAAAACGTGGAAATGATGAAGCTTGTGGATAAATTAATTAAAAGCATACAATCTGGCAAAAAACTGTCCACAGAGCTTAAAGGCGACATGATAGAACTATTGAAGGCTTTAAAGGACGAACGAAACGACGCAGGCAGCAAGAAAAATTTATATAACTAATTAGGGAAGTGTATAGCAGGCCACACAAGTGGCCTGCCTTGCTGCAAGAAAGGGAAATAAAAATGACTACTACCAACAGGACCAGCAGAACCAGAAGAAAGAGAAACACCGGAACATTAAATGTCAAGATAAACGCCTGCCAAGAGTGCGGGAACAAAAAGCCCCGGCTTAAAGTTGACAAGAAATTTTTCATCCAGTGTGAAAGCTGTGGCAAGGTTTTATATGGCAGCGTACAAGATGGCATATTGGAGCTTGTTAAAAAGTGGAATGCGAGAAATAGCGGGAAATGATTAATGTCAGGAAGGTTAAGGCAGCAGGTTTATGTGATTGCTGTGATAAGAAAAAGGCAGCATATGAAGTGTATTGCCGCATATCTTTAGGAAGTTTTTTTATCCCAAGCAGCTACAAAAATAGTCAGATATACCTATGTGAACCATGCCTAAAAAAGCTTTCAGAAAAAATCGCTAAACAGCTACAGAATGAAGGTGATTGAGTGTTTAATGAAAAAAGAATGGTTGCAGACTGTACTATATTATTTGCCGTTTACGACGAGGACGACCCGGAGAAAAAGCCCATATTAAAGCTGGATAGTAAGAAGACAGCTAAGGTTATAACAGCGTTACTTAACGCCGATAGGGAACAGAAAAGCAAATTCTCGCTGGCGTGTATGGATGCTGCCAAGAGACTTGGTTGTTGTCCAGCCTGTGAAAGCTCTAACGTTGAATCAGTTATGCTTCTGTGTTATCCACCTATTATTGATTTAAGGTGTAAAAAATGCGGGTGGCGGTCAAGGTAATTTGCAAATTGCATTTTTTGCAAATTGCAATTTCTGTCGCTAGTCCTCTGCGAATTGTTTTTGCACAGCTCCCTACGATATAATAAATAAAAAGAATCGTAGGGGGCTTTAACATGGCTGAAACGTGGAATAATATAAGATATGTTATAGACAGATTTTTTAAGGTCGATACATGGTCATATGCCGTAGTGATATGGACTTTGGGCAACGAGATTTTCGGGCCGAATTTTTGGGGCGTCGTTATATTAGCGCAGCTGATGATAGTCTTTGATACCATACTTAAATGGGTGTACTTGAGTAAAAAGTATATCCATGACACGTATCAGCCGAACGACACGCTAGTAAACATCAGTCTGCGAAAAGCGATTTGTTATTTTTTCAAAAGCGAAACATGGCAGAAAGGCTACCTAGAAAGCCGGGGCTTTAGCCGCATACTTGAAAAAATGCTGTTTTACAATGCAACAATCATAGTAGCCTTTTATGCCGCCAAAGTCATACCGCCCATACACGCATTAGGTATAAATCTAGTCGCTTCCGACATTCTGCCGGGAAGCGTGTCAATAGTTATTTTTATGGTCGAAATGACCAGTATCAACGAGAATCTAGTTGAGCTGGGCTATAGCAGCATAGCTAACGCAGTCAAGCGTGTGCTTGACTATATGTTGGATAGAGTGTTTCCGAAAAGGGGGAATTGATATGCAGATAAGCCGCGAAGATTGCAAGCTGGTAACGCTGACAGACATTGCAGCAGAAGCTAGAGCGTGTTCAGCGCATACCATAACTGGACACTGGACAGCTGGCAGATACAAACAGTATTTCAATGATTATCACCTACTGATAAATGATGACGGCGAAATATTAATGCCGAATGGCGTTACATTAGATAGCGTACTTGCGCATACCTACGGCCGCAACACCGGAAACATAGGGGTATCAATGTGCTGCTGTCTGGACGCTATCATTTACCGGGACGGCAGCGTCAATTTTGGCAGTGTGCCGCCAACGTTCGCACAGATTGACGCCATGGCAAAAATCGTTGCCGTTATTACCAAATGCGCGCCAAAAATGGCCCCATTCGGCGTGACTGCGAACACCTTCCGGACGCATAGCGAATGGGCCGAAATGGACGGATACGGCCTGTATAGCGGCGACGCTGATATGCGCTGGGACCTGATAAAGCTGGAAGACCTAGGGGCGGACGAATACACGAAGCCCGGCGGCGACGTTATCCGCGGCAAAGCTATCTGGCATACCTTCAATAACTCCGACGTCTATAACCTCTTGCAACCGTGATGAAGAAGAAGGGTGTGTATAACTTGTGGATAGTGTGGATAAAAAAGGCTTTAAGGACTATCTGTATTCTGCTTTGCCTTATCTGCTCACTGCCGCAGTCGGCTTCTGCGTCGGCGCCTACGTCACCGGATGGCGGACGGGTGATAACGATAACGCAGGAAGAATTGACGAGCTTACAGCAGATATTCAGCGAATTGAGCAGCAGCAATCAGCTATCGCAGAAACGTTACAGCGAGCTGTTGGCGCTATCGAACGAGCTGAACAGCATAGTGCAAGCATTGCAGAAGGAATCAGCGAGCTTAAAGACCGAGCTGGAAACATCCAAGCAGGAGCAGCAGAAGGCGTTGGAGCAGCAGAAAGAGAAGGCAAGCTTATTGAACAAGGCCAACGAATCATTGCAGAAGTACAACGCCGAAATGAAGAAGCAGCAGCGGCGGCTAAAAGCTGAAAGAAATATTGCTATTGGCGTGGCCACGGCGGCCGTTATCATGGCGGCCTGTAAATAAAATCAAAAGGGAGAATGAAAAAACATGAAAGCATTATCTGTAGAGAACTACCAGACTACCCAAAAAGAAAGCCTGAAAGCTCAAAGCTTGGCTGAATGGTCCGTAAATGCCTGCATGAATTCGGCGGTAACTATCCTTACCAAACCCGACCGGATAACGGCAGAGGAATTAATCAAAGCGCGTGATATGCTGGACAAAGCTATCTTGGCAGCCGTAGAACGTGACGCACTGGCCAAAGTCAATTATAAAATCGCTACCATGATTGTAGATATGCCAGATGAACAGGCTCCAGAACAAGCAGCCGAAATATCTGTTGGCCCGGAATGTGTAGAAGAAGCAGGAGAAGAACCCGTAAAAGAGTGCGAATAATCTAAAGCCCCGGACTTCCGGGGCTTTTTTATGTAAAGTCGAAATAAAACTGTTGACAATATACAGAGGGGGGTGTATAATAAAAGCATAGAAAGGGTGTGAGCTATGGCAAGAAAAACAACAGTATATTTCTACGAAGGGGGCAAAAAGCGAATTATGACAAACGTGTATAAGAAAGAGTTTTACGTTGGCGGCGAAAAAATCAAAGTTGGCATTTTAAGCACTAATCCAGATGAAACATGGCTTATTAATGAGCTGGATAACATTTTGTGCGAAAAATGCGAGAATATCAACGGTCAACTGATATTGAATAATGAGTTCTTTTCTTTGGCGGTCCGCAAAGTTAAGGAGATTTTAAACTATCAGAACGAAAAAGCAGATAACGAAGAAAACCCGGTGTATTACAAATTTTACAGAGACGGGTACAATGGTGCGATATGGATGGTGTGACAACAGTTATAGTATCTGTGATATTATCCGCACTGGCGGCACTCGTCACGTGCGTATTACTGTCCAAACTTGATGTCAATGGGCGCATGGCCGCCCGAAAAAACGGCGGCCAGCAATCTAAAGCCGTCGGGCAAAAGCGGGAACGCTATATATTATATATTCCCCGTAAAGGGTACTTTTGTTTCATCGAAGAAGATAACCGCCCGACGTTCGTCTTGTCGCGCCGCGACGGCATGATAGAACATTTTGAAAACATGAAAGAGGCAATGCTGATTGTCAGCAGGCTTAAAGCGAAACGATATCAGATTTTAGACGTCAAAGGTAACGTGGTAAAGAAAGGTGGATAACATGGCGGCAGAACCTTTTATCTTATGGGGCGTATCTATAACCGTAAGCATAGCCGCTGCTGTGCTTTACTATAAAGTCAGGGGGCGTTAAAATGCTTACGTTTCTTACAGAAAGGCATATCTGCGTTTATAAGCGCGATATAGATAATGCCTTGGGAAAGTACAGAAAATATATGGTAGGCGAACCGGAGCTGATGAACGGCGCCATAAATGAATTTGTAAATGCACGTTTTTTTATACAGGCATTCCTTGACCTTGGCGAAATTATGGCGGTAGTTTACTATAGGCCTATCGAGCGTTTTAGCCCGTGGACGCCGTGGGACGTCACTGTCTGGGATAAGAACATGAAAATTGTTGCCGGGACAAGCTGCCTTCCTGCCGCCGCCGAAGTAGAGCGGTTTTTGACGGATGTCATAAAAAAATACGGAAGAAGGGTAAACTATGGAGATAAGCGAAAAAGACATTGAGTATTTAAAATACATGGAGCGGACAGACTTGTTTTATCGCGCCATGCCAAAAGATATAACGGACGAGAAAAATCTTATCTATGGCCAGCTGGTACAGTTTGGCAAAAAACTGTATATTGTAAACTACGATGACTGGAAAAGGCGAGGGGCGACACCCTTCGGAAGTCCTGCCGGGGCAATGGGTATATACTTTGGCGAGTACGCCATTGAAGTAGACCCGCTGACAGTCCAAAGATATACAGGCGTCTATGCAAAGAACTTAAATTCTGCGCGCATTCCGCTGTTTGTCGGAGACTATATAACCCAAAATATCGAAGGGGAAACATGCTTGTTTCGCATTGAGCTAGATTTATTTGAAGGCGTTTTCAAAGCGGCGGCAAAAGTGCGTCTGCCGCTCCCGCGCAAAGAAATCGAAGATGTACTAATCATCGGTAACTACTGGGACGACTATGATAAATGGGAGCGTAGGCTATGGACAGGCGCAAAATGATATATGCTGAATTAAACGGCATTCGTGACGGCAAGAGCTACGGCGTATTTTACAGGTATCTACACAGGCGACTGTGGAACTGGCTCGCCGACACGCACGGACGGAAGTATAAAAAGGACTGGCCAGAATGGACGATTAATGGCGGCATAGTACCGATGGCTGAAAGTTACTGCTTTGCCTGTGCTGCCACGGATTCATGCAGTAAATGCCCGATTGATTGGAATTATAGGGATGTAGAAGCCATGCTTCCGGATATGCCACAGTGCTATAAAAAAACTAAATTTAGTTTCAACACTTGTGGCTCATGGATTGCGGCTTATACATATACTGCCGGGACATATGACCTTAACCCCGGCTACAGCGAACGTATCGCCAGAGCTATAGCCGAAGCACCGATAAAAAACAGCTATCGCGGGCGCATACTCGAATACGATAGCGACTATATGACCTTGAAAGAAGCGTGATAAATTGCGGAATTGTTTAGACTGTTTTAGATTACATAGACATGATGGAGTAGTTTTCTGCCCGTTTCTGGGCCTGTCAGAGTGCATTTTTGGTGCGCACTACATTCCCGCGGACTGTATAAAGCCACAGCAGGCGGCAGAAGTAACCCCCCCGCCGACAATACAGACGAACGCAGCCGTTGAGCGGGATAACGAAAGAAATTACAACGAATTCAGGGAGCTTGAAAAAAATCCGGAATATAAGCCTTTTAAAATGCGTACTATATACCCTTGGCGGGAGCTGCACGACGAAATATTTAATCTTATTCGGGCAGGCATGATTTATAAAGATGTTGCCGCCAAAGTGGGAGTACCGCCAGAGAACTTGAACGGCTACGTTTCCCGGTATAAAGTAAGAAGCTAATAGAAAAAGCACTGTGAGGATTTCTCACAGTGCTTTATTTGTTTCACGTGAAACATTAAACATTGCCCGTTAGTCGAGCACGTTTTTGTGCCGTTTGAACTTGTCATACACATCCCAAAGGATACTGTCTTCATCATTTTCAACAACTGAAAGAACGAGGACAGAAAACGGATTATCGTTTGTATAGCGCTTGTGAATGGTAGTGCTGATGATTTGGCTGTCATTGGCGAACGCTACGCCTTCTGCGCTATCTGTGAT